TTGAGTTTTGGCATGATGAATACAACGGTGACGATTACAGGGTCAGTAAATGCAAAGCCCGAAAATGATGAAACCTCAGCGTGTGAGATTGCTTCACGCCACGGCTTCAACTTGGCACTAGCCTCGATAAAACGGCCATTGCCTACGTAACGTTTCGAACCTTGTGGCGCAGGTTCGCCATAGATCCGAAACGTGAACATTAGAACGGCAGGTCGTCAGGTGCGACAGGCAAGCTTGCTTTCACTTTGTCGACTTGGTAAGTTTCGGCAGGTGTGATTGACGTTGCTTTAACTTTGAGTGTTGCTTTTGGTGTGCCATCTTTTGACATGTAAGCACCGAGCTGGTGAACTTTGCCAATGACGGTTACGCGCTGGTCAGGCTGCAATGTTGTTCCGACCGGCAAAACAACGTCGATGTATTCCTTAGTGGTTGTTTCCCAAACACCTTGTGCATTCAGTGTACGTACACCGTGAATCACTTTGGCAGCAACTCCCCAGGTGAACTGTTTGATTTCGGTTAGATAACCGTCGAACTTAATTTCGTAACTCATGTTTCTTCTTTCTCTATATGATCCGCGTTCACACAATCCGAGTGTCCGCATTTTCGTTTGCCAGGTAAAACTAACTTACCTTCAAACATCGGCCAGTCATTGTCACGGTTGTAATCCCCATGCCAAACAACACATTCATTCTTGCCGTAGGTAACGACATTGACTGGTTTAGCTTTGCAATCTGTGCAATAAACATTAGATTTTTTTCTATTTTTGAGAACGACAAGTATTCCGCAACGGCGGCAAATAGTTTCGTTCTCATACACATCGCAAGTTTACTCATTTTGTTGAGTTTTACTCTGTGGAACGACACGACCAATGAGCGCAAAGAACTCTTTATGGAATCGTGGCGAGTCAGTGCCACCAGTTTGGTCTGAAAGTTTGCCGGTCTTACGAATGCAAGGGTCGCAACGCATGATGGGCAAGTTGTGGTCGAAGCAGACTGGCTGAGTCACTGATGGCTCATTAGGTTCGGCTTCGAGTGCTTTGGCGCGTGTAGCGTTCGCTTGCAGACGGTCTTTGATAACAGCTATTTTGCCAATAATGTCTTTGGGTTGGATTAGTCTATTGATTTTTTCATCGCGCATGCACAAAACAGCACCTTCGAGTGCTAGGTCATAAACGTAAGGCTCAAGTGCGATGTGCCAGGCACCGAATGTTGTTTCGTCCACGCTGCGATTATCGGTGGCTGCTAATAGCTTGAGAATGCTTTTTGACTGTTCAATGTTCATCCGAAAAAGTTCCAATCAGTGATTTGTTGTGGCTGGTTAAGTTTGGCCATAAAGTTTGCCTCGGCTTCGGCAATCTTGTCTTGGCGTGTTTGTGGTCGCGTTTTAGCTGGGATTGGTTCATCGGCCCAACATTCTTGATTTAGCCATGTAGCTGGCATTTTTGTATATGCTGGCTCGCGGTTTGGATCGTTGGCATAACGTTCGGTTGCTTCGAGCAATGCTTCTAAAGATAACTTTGCACGAGCTTTGATAAACGATTTCAGAGCTTCGGGCCTTGATGTGTGCCGTGGGTAAAGATTCCAAAATTGTTCAAATTCAGTTTCGAAATCTATCTCTGAATTCTTATTATTTTTTGTTCTTATATCATTTGTTTCTTTATTAGTTTGTTTCTTATATGCGATGCGATTTTCCAAGGTTGGATTTTCCAAGGTTGGATTTTCCAAGGTTGGATTTTCGCATTCAGGGTTTTTCAACAAATATGCCAAACCAGCGTTATAGCCGTTTTCATCTCGGGTCTGCTGCACTTCAAGATAACCAGCTTCGACCAGTTCCTCTATCCCGGAACGAATGGCGCTAAGGCCGTCTTTGGTTTGGCGTTCAATCTGCGCAAAAGTGATGTTGTAACCAACTTCATGGCTCAACAAATAGAGAAGAATGCCTTTGGCTTTGAAACTAATGCGATCATCGCGCAACCATTCATTCGGCGCGGTTGTGTAATTTGTTTCCCAGGCCATTTGTTGCCTAAAGATTCCTGCTTGCATTGCTGTCTTTTCCCGACAGCTCAAGCGACTAAACTTAAAACTGCCGATAGTCTCGTTATCGGTCGGGGGCAAGCTCAGGTCTGCGAGCTTGTCCCTACTTCTATTTTACAGCCCGATTTTCAGGGTCTATATAAAACCCTTTTTCAATCAGTTGCTGTTTCCAAGCGTATTTTGGCGGCCAAGGCACACCTAAAGCTTCAAGCGTTGACCTTTTCCAGCCACCTTTTGGAGTTTGCAAAGACTCGATAAAAACACGGCGTTCTTCGACTGTTGGTGGCAAAGTTATACGTTCAGATTCCGGCAAATCAAATAAAAAATCGCTCATTTATTTTTACCTGCATAAGTAAAAAGCAACTTGAGAAGGCCATAGAAGCCAGCAGGGAACCCCACGCAAAGAATCAATGCGCAAACCCATTCAGGCGTGTTGTTAGTCACCCAATCGCCTACTGGTGAAAATACAAACAAAATAGATGCTGCAAAAAGAAATCCTAGAGTTTTCATTAGGCGGCCACTTCATAACCGATTTGCGCACGCGAAATCATGACTGGCACTCGGTTCCAGGTGTAGGTCTTTTTGATTTCGTAAGAACCCGTTTCTTCAATGTCGTCAGCTGCTTCAACAAAGAAAGCCATACGCTGTGCAGGTGTAAGACCCGACCAAATGCAGATGTTGCTTGAAAGCTGGTATTCCAAAGCTAGACCAGCGCGTGTTGTTGTTGTGATTTTTTCCATTTTATTTAGCCCTTTCTCGACTGATTGCAAAAATAGCACACAGTTTTTGAAAAAAGCAAATCAAGAAAAATCAGAATCCCAATTCAGCAACTCTGCCGATCCAAAATCATCGTCAAGCATCAGCCAGGTTGACTGCCCCGAATCCCAAACAGGTTCAAACAAAGGGTCTTGCCAAGAGTCAAGTTTCCAACCGTATTTGCGTGCCAGGTCGGCTGCCTTAGAGTCAGACTCGATAAGGCCGTTGAACGCGCTACAAAGCACAATTAGGTTGCTTGACTTATTGCGGTTCGAAGCTGTGCCAGCACCGCCCATTTGACGGTTTATGCGATGTTGTGGAATCAGAGTGTCATCGTCGAGGCCACAATGTAGGCAATGCCGGTCACGCGCTAAAAGCTTTTTGAACTCTTTTGGTGTCACGGTCGCCAACCCTGGCAACACCTGTCACATTCGTGCCAATCCATGTTGTGTGTTAGACCATGCGCACAAGTTATTTGCTCCGCCATTCGAGTTCAACCAACCTACTAATCACTGAAACGGCTACCTGGGCATCAGATAGCTGTTTAAGTTTAGTCTTGACTCGATTCAGTTCGGCCTTGGCTAAATCGGCTTGCAGGCGTGCATCAGCAGCATTGTATTTGGCTAAAGCAGTGCGATCTGCAACGGTTCCCTCGGCAGTCAGAAACGCTTTTGCTTCTTCTTTTTCGGCCGTGTTGCTCAATGTCACCGCGCGTGTTTCGGCATCGAACAAAACACCGACACCTTTGGCAGCTTCAGTTTGTATGCGGTTTAGTTCCGCTATTACTTGTGCCGGGGTCGTTATTTCCAAAGCGACGTTTCCTATCTTCTAAGTCACCAAAGTTAGCTTCAGCAAGATTGAGCTGGTTAGTATCCATTGCAATCTGTATTAGTTCGTTGAGTTCACGAATACTAGCTGCCAGTATTTTTTGCTCTAAGTTCATTGCCAAGCTTCGCAATCTGGTCGAGAATCGGTTTGGCAACTTTTGCGCCTTGAGCTTCAGAATACAGCTTCAGCAGACCCTCAATGTTTGCGACTTCGGCAAGTTTGATTGCTTCAGGTAGCCAGGCGCGAGCTTCCTGTTTAGGCATCGGTGTCACACCGCGTTGCACCTTTTCCATTTCGGTTCGTGAAGCACCTTTTGAGCCACCAAGCGCCCAACGCAACGCACGACCTAAAGCCGAAGTGTTGGCGTTTTCAAGAGCCGAAGTTTTATTGGCCATGCCCGTGCCGTCAATCTCAAAAGCCCACTCGGTCGCTTTAGGCAAATTGTTGGCTTGGTCGTCGGCATTTAGGTAAACGCGAGCTTCAACAACCCACATACCTTGCTGACGGTCTGTCGGGGTTGTGTGATTGACAAGCACGCAACGCAAATCAGGGTGCAGCGCAATTGCTCTCGCGTGACGTTCTTCAACTGTTTCATAAGCGTTCAAATCGAACTGAGCCATGCTATCTCTTAACTACTAGGTGGGGAATGCCGGACTTGTTGTTTTGGCGCATTGCCACAACGAAACGTTCATTGTTGATTTCAATGAATGCTGTGCGAGCTGTGCCCATGTGAGATACAACGACCGATTTCAATTTATTCAATTCTTGGGTCATTGCTTCAATGTCGTTAGCAGTATTGACCAGCTCGACACCCAAATCGGGATTGATTTCGATTTCTTCATCGCGATCTAGTTCGGGGTTCATTCTGCGCACAGTTTCAAAAGTATTTGCAGACCCATCCCAATCAGGTTGAGTTTGTGTTTTGACACAATTCCACCATTGGTCAATTCGTGCCAGGTTAGCTGCAATCTCGAAGTCGTCGCGCTCGATAACATGCACAACAAAATCCCAACCAACCACACCAACCACATAGGCTTTTTGAACGCCCATCACATACATATAATGCATTACCTGGGCGCGATAATGCGCTGGCACACCGTTTTCCCAAGGGTAACGCGCAGTCTTGATTTCAATGATTCCGATTGTGCCATCAGCGTCACGAAACATGCCATCGGGGTTAGCAGTGCAAAAAGGTCGTTCTTTAGATACCCATGAACCGCAATCGTCAAAGACCTGCAAGTGAGAGTGCATTTCGGCAAAGATTTTGAGAATCGGTGCTTCGAACTCGCGACCGAGGCGCATGGCCATGTTGTCGGGTATTTCATCGGGAATCTTGCCGGTCTTTTTAGCCCAGCGCGTAAAAGCCGACTCATAAGGGTTTAGCCCGAGAATCGCGCCAACGTCACTGCCACCGACACCGGAACGCGCAGCATGCCATTCGGGCGAACCGTGTTCAAAAACACCAACCAGGTCAGCAGTTTTGGTGCCTAAATCTTGCAGTTTTTCAATCATTATTCTCGATTCGTGTTGCGTAGGTGTGAAGCTCTAGAATCGAGTTTATGAGTCAGCACAGACAAACTAAACAGGTCAGACACTATGCACAACTAATGGAACTGGTGCGCAATAACGGTGGGGTCGAGTGCGAACAATTGCCCGATGTGTTCTTTCCTGAAGATGGCGTGAATGTGGCCGAAGTGCGACAGATGAACCAGCTAGCCAAAGAAGTTTGCGACCGTTGCCCAATCAAAGTGCAATGTGGCGAATACGGCGTGCTAAATCAAGAACCGTTTGGCATTTGGGGTGGACTAACTTTGGCAGATCGCGAACGTCTGCGCAAAAAGTAGTTATTTGGCAGCAACGATGCTTGTTAGCACCGAAAGCAAAGCAGAGCCAAGAGCGACTGCTACAAGCCCGAGAAAGTCAATGTGGGTAATTGTGACAGTGTTACTGCCCAAGACCGCCACAGCCGATTGTGCAGCCGTTTTGATGGCTCTTTCGCCGGCATAGACCCAAAACTCGCGTGAGAATAGTTTCATTTATTTTCCTAACGTAAAAAGCCAGGCGATTGCGGATGCAACACCAGTTGTAAGAGCTGAATAAGCAACTTTGCTAATCCAACCAATCTTTGCTTGCTCAATCTCGACAGCGCGCACACGGTCGGGCAAATCTGCCATGCCGTCGATTTTTTCCCAAATCTTTATCTGACCGTCAGAAATCTCAACAAGTTTCTGATACATCATCAAATTTGTTATTTTGACGTGGCCTTCGTCAGACATTACGACCAAGTTCCTGCGCTGGTCATAGTCGATGAACCAATTGGCACAACTGTGAAATAAGAGTTTGCTTGTGATTGAACTGTCGTTGTAACCAAGTTGGAGTTGTTAGTAAATCCAAGTTGTGGAGTCAAAACACCACCAGTAGTAGTGCGAATGATGCCGTTGAAGTTTATGGTCAAATAAACATTTCGCCCGGCACCTGATTGATCCCAAGTGACTTCTTGGCTGGTGCTTACAGGAACAGAACCAACAGTTTGGTTTGGGGCCGTTGGTGAACCCACGCCATTTGCAAAGTTCCAAGCAACGGTGTTTGAAGCAGCCATAAATTCGATGTATGAAGAAGTAGTTGTGCCCGAATAAGTCAAAGCAGCTAATGCTCGAAGTGCCGTTGTGCCATTCATACCAAAATACACGCGTAAAGTTCCCGATACTTCATAACTCATGCCAGCAACCAAAGTCACGCCCGAACCCGATGCTGCATAAATGTTTTGCAAAGCAGCAGTCGCGCTTGGAATCGTATAAGCAGCTGAAGAAACATAAGTTTGTCTAACAGGCACAATCGACCAAGAACCACCGTCATAAGCAAACATTCCCGATGAATCGGCAAGATAACAAACCATGCCCTCGGCTGGGCTAGGCAATGCTGCATCTCGAGCAGCAGCGGTCGCAAACTTCATAACCGCCTGGTCTTGCAAATAGCCTTGAACTTGTGCAGCCGTCAAAACAGCTCCACCAGTAAATGCTTTGTAGCCTAAACCGGCCATGTCAAATCTCCTAAATACCTAGATAATACGAGTCTAGCAAACCAAAAACAGCGTCATTTAGAACCATCAGCGCGCGATCTAATGTTGCCAATTTGAAACTTACAATGTGTTGATTTGGGTCAGCATTATGACTAATGCCAATGACTTTTGCATAACGCGTTATTGCTGGTGGAACATTGCTTGGAGTGAAAATAACTTGCACCAAATCGCCAATAGCCACATCTAAAATCTGATTTTGTTCAGCGGTCGTTGCATCGCCCAAAGATATCTCGATGGATTCGAAACGAAACTCTGGTGACGAATACATGTTTACGAACCATGATGCCAGGCGTGATGCATCGGCATCGGCATTGTGCAAAGTATCTTCAGTGATTACACGCACACCATAAGTTGTTTGTGATGTTGAGTTATTAGCAGTTTGAGCTGTTCCACCTTTACGCGTGACTATCGCCTGGTTGTATAGCAGTTCGGTGCCGTAAACGATTTTCATGCCCTGATAAGCGAAGCCGATGCCGTTGTCTGAAAATACTTTGATACCTTGCGAAGTTGGTTGCCAAGTTGCATCGTGAAACACAGCTTCGCCAGGGCCGTTGATAAAAAAGTCACCAGCTTCGGTGCGCGCAATACTGTTCAAATAGTCTAAAACGCCCATGCTTGCATCGACAGTTTCAGAACCTAATAAAAACTGACCATCGCTTATTCTGCGACTATAAGTTGGGAAGTTGACTGATGAACTGCTAAGAATGCGGTTGATTCGTGTGCCAGGGTATTCAACTGGGTAAGTATCTGCCGACAAGGTTTGCTGAGATAGCCAAGACAACTGGTCATAAGCAGTGACTGTTGCAGTTGCTTCACCGTTAGTCGAATAATCAAGATTCCAATCGTCGATAACGCCATAAAAAACTTGTTGCAAGTTGACGCGGATACGAAAAAATAACCTAGGAACAATCAGGCCATAAAACGGTGAGCTTGTATAAGTCGGGTCAAAATAACGTTTTGTGTTATCAAAAGTCACGCTGACTGAACCCGATTGAAACTGATCTAACTCGCGCGATTTGCCATTTGAAAACGAAAACGACATTGCATAGTCATTGACAGTCACAAATAGTGCGCCCATTAGATAACTAGAATCCAAAACACCGAGCGTTGCAGAATCTAACGTGAATCCGGTTGCACCATTGAGTGGGTCTTGACCAATAGCAATTTCGACTGGTGGGTTAGCCATTATGCAGACTTCCAAACAGCACCGTTAGTGCGCTCGTATTTTTTCAAGACGGTTACAAGTTGTTTGCCGATTACAGCACCGTCAGCACCCATACCGGCATTTATAGTCACATTGTATTGTGTCGGAGCTTGAGCTGGTGCACTGTTAGGCAAACCGAACATGTCAGCCATTTTGGTCAAAGGAATGATGGCCTCGGCACTGCCACCTTCACCAACGGTCACGTTTCGACCACCAACGGTTGCTGGCACAATTCCACCATTGGCAAGGCGTGGCAATGACACATGCGCCATACGCGCGACCTTTACGTCAATAACGCCACCAGTTGCAGTGCGGATGCCGTCAAGTGCAGCATTTAGACCACCTAAAGCACCGTTGATACCGTCGCTAAAAAAGTTGATAAATGACTCAAACAAACCAAGCCAAAAATTTACATAACCTTTGAACAATCCTGAGATGGTATCGAAAACTGTTGTGAATGCAGTTGTAATGCCCGACCAGGCACTTGCCATGAAATCGGTCAATGCTTTCCAAGTGTCTTGAAAGAAAGTGGTCTTAGTGGCTACTAAAACAATTGCAGCTATAAGTGCAGCAACCGCTAAAACGATCCATGTAATTGGGTTCAAACCCATAACAATATTGAAAGCAGCTTGTGCAATAGTCCAAAGTTCGACAGCACCCTTGACCGCAAGAATCACACCAACAAAAGCACTGATTGGCGCAATATTAGCAATAATAAAATCAAAAACTGCACCAAGAATATCTGTAAGAGTTTTCCAGGCTGCGCCCATCGTTGTCGTTGGGTCGGTCATTTGTTTGAAGAAGTTTTGAATAGACGGCACAACATCAACCAGCCATTTTGCAAACTTTTGCAACAAAGGCAACAAAGCAGAACCGACAGATTCTTTGATGTTATCCATGGCCAAAGATAGTTGTTGATACGGATCTTTATTAGCTGCCGTTTCGGCCGAACCCTTGAAAGCTTTAGCCAGGTCTTTTTGCCAGTCAATCCCCGAGGCTGCAATGCTGTTTAGTTCGGCTTGCTTTTCGGCAACTTTAGCTATTGCTTCTTTGTGTTTAGATCCAACCGTCGATGCAGCTTCAGTTTGTAGTTTGTTAAGTTCTTTTTGCGCTTTGCCATACGCTTCGGCATGTTTCATCGAATCCGACATTGGCACGCCAAGTTTCTTCAAAGCCGTTGTTTGGCCGTTGTAAGCCTTACCCAAGGCAACAGAAACCGCGCCTAAGTCTTTACCAGTGCCAGCCGAAATGTTTAGCGCAAGCGTGCTTAGTTTTGTAGCGTCTTTGACGTTGCCGGTCGCGCGAGTCAACTGGGCAAAAGCCGGGCGAATCTTGTCGTCAGCAACACTTGACATGCGCTCCATGGCTGAAATGTGAGTTTCAACACCAGCGACAACATTTTTAGTCGCGCCCACAGTGTTTTTGAGCTGGTTAGCCAACAATGCTTGCGACTTAGCATCTTCGACTGCTGCTTTGGCTGAATCACCAAGAAATGCGCCGATTTGTGCAACACCAACGGCAGCAACAGCAAGCTTTGCGAACTTCTTTAGCGATGATGATGCATCTTCAACACCTTTGCCATCAAAGACGGACTTTAGGGGAATAATGATTGCCATTTATAGACCTCGATTTATTTTGGCAAAAGCAGAAACAAGAACTTGATTTATAGCATTTTCGACAGCTGGGAGCGCATTGCCGACTGCTGGCCATACAAGTCGAGAAGGCTGTTTGCCTAACGCGCGAATCATTGCTGCGCCCTGACCGTTCAACTTGTGACGAATCGTTTTACCGTTGCGTTGATAAGACCGAGAATAGCCAGGTGCTTGACGTGAACCCTTGTCTATAAACCTGCCTGATTTGCCGGCCATGTCGACCACAGCAGCCAAAGGCGACTTGGTGCGAATAGATACCAAAGAAGTTTCTTTTGCATTGCGTGACGACCTGGCACGAAAACTGATTGTTGTTGCACTAAAAGGTGTTACGCGATCCATACCCATGCGACCATTCGTGCGCATACCCGATAAAGGCGTGAAACTAGCTAGATTGCCCTTGATAGCCGACTCAAGGGGCTTGCCAGCCTGTTTGGCATCACGAATCAGTTGTGTGCGAAGTTTCGGGTCAATCGATTTCAAACGCTTTTGAAGTTCGCGCACATCCTGCACAGACAGCCCACCGCTGACTTTTTCACCAAGGGTTAAACCCAACATGCGAACTCCAATCCAGGTCAATTCTACCAAGAACAAGAAAAGCCACCCTTTCGGATGGCTTCTCTCAACTTGCGGTATTTTTAGCGACTAAATAACGACCCATAGTCCACAACATGCGTGCATCAAGTTCCAATAACTCGCGTGGGCTAATCCCTGTTTCACAAGCAAGACCGGCAATAAACCAATGCGCCGAACTCTCGCCCAACCCTTTTATTTTGGGTCGTCAGCCGATACAACAGCAGAAACGGTTTCAGTCCAAGGGTCGAACTCAAGCCCTGTCGATTTCGTGCGAAACTCTGCACACCATGCAATGAACAAAAGGTAAGTAAAACGAGGCTTCTTTTCTAGCTCAGTGACCGAAATGTCAAACTTGCTTTCGAACTTTACTAGATCGGCAGCTAGACAAGTA